CACGATGCGCTTCATGCAGGCGTTGCATTCGGCGGTTTTCAGTGCCTCGGCCATGACGTCGGCAAAGTAGCCGTCGGCGTAGAGCACGCCGCGCGCCGCTGCCGCGTTGACCTTGGCCGCGTCGCCGCCCGCAAAGCCGCTCATCGAGCGGTCTGCGCCGCAGTAGCCGTCGCTGGTGGCCTGCATGACTGCCCACAGACGGTGCATCTCGGCCTCGCTTTCGGCGCGGGTCAGGCCGCTTTCGGCCAGATCGCTCTCAAGGATGACCTCATACAGCGGCTTGCCGCTCTCCTTGCAGAGGTCGATCATCTCATGCACGGATGAAAATGCCATCTTTCCCGCCCCCTTACAGATTCAGAATCGTGACCTTGACGATGCCCGGCTGGCTGCGCAGCTGCCCGGCGATCTCGTCCGGGATAGGCTCGTCGCACTCCAGCACCATGACGGCGTAGCCGCCCGCCGTCGAGCGGTAGAGCTGCATCGTGGCGATGTTGACGCCGTGTTGGCTCAAACAGGTGGTGACGGCTGCCACATGGCCGGGCGTGTCCTGGTTGTGGACGATCAGCGTGTTGTGGTCCCCGCCAAAATTCGTCGTGATGCCGTCGATCTGGCAGATGTTGATCCGCCCACCGCCGATGGACGCGCCGACGACCTCGAGCTTACGGCCCGACGCACCGGTCAGCCGCAGCACCGCCGTGTTGGGGTGCGCGCCGCGCAGGTTTGTGGTGCCGATCTTAAAGTGCAGCCCGGCCTCCTTGGCAATAGAAAAGCTGTGCGGGATGCGGTCATCGTCCGGCTGCATGCCCAGCAGCCCGGCGACAAGCGCCCGGTCCGTGCCGTGGCCGCGCCCCGTGGCGGCAAAGCTGCCGTAAAGCAGGATCTCGGCCTCGGCAGGCTGCTCCCCCAGGAGCCGCCGCGCCGTGCTGCCGATGCGTACCGCACCCGCCGTGTGGCTGCTGGACGGCCCCGTCATGACCGGGCCGAGCACATCAAATAACCGCATAACGGACACCTCACTTATAAAATGGTATAGAATGAGTATAGCGGATTTGCCGCGGGATTGCAAGGCACGGGCAGAAAAGGAAGAAAATGTTAAGAATAACAACACTTCCCTGGAAAATTTTTACGTTTGTCTGGGAAGGTGTTTGAAAAATGCGGAGAGAGGTTGGAACGGAAGCGTTTTTTTGGGGAGGTAACGAAAATGGCGGGGTGGATGCAGCACAACAGACAAGAATGAAAAAATATACGATGCTGCGTTGACCTATAAATGTGTAGGCATCACGGTAGGCACCATTGTAGGCACCCGTCGTGTTTTCTGGTGATTTGTGGCGTTTTTTACGAATAGTTACGAACGGAAAATATAAAAAGAATCAGCCGATATTCAACGTGTTAGCGTTAAATATCGGCTGATTTGGCGGAGTAAGAGAGATTTGAATTTGTTATAATGTGCGCTATGGTGTGGAAGATTGATTGTTTACGAAAAATATACGAACCAATGCGGTTTATGCGGTGAAGTGCGCGTTGAGGATCCGTGTGGCTTCATCGACGGCGCTGGCCTTGGCCTCGGCGTACCAGCGCTGGGTTGTCAGGATGTCTGCGTGGCCCATCAGCTCCTTGGCTACCTGCGGGCTGATGCCGCACTGTACCAGCGTGCTGGCGAACTCATGCCGGAGCTGGTGCGCGGTGAAGTCCGGCTCCATGATCGTCTTGTACAGGGGCGCACCGTCCTTCGATTTCTTGCCGGTTTTGTAGCGCTTGCCGCTGTCGTGAGCGTGGCCGATGCTGATACAATATTGCAGCCATGCGTTTTGGTATCGGCTCTTCGTCATGGGCTTTTTGCCGCCAAAGATGAAATCATCATCGGCCAGATCGGCAAGTCGGCTGCCGAGCGCATCCTGCAGGGGCTTGAGGATCGGCACGGTGCGGTAGGCGCTGTCGGTTTTCGGCTCCTCCAGCTCGGGGTAGTTGTTGTGCCAGACAACGGCCTTGCAGACATGGATCGCGCCGTCGGCGAGGTCCTTCTTCTGCAGCGCCATCACCTCGCCCAGGCGCAGGCCGGCGTACATCATGATGGCCGGGCAGAGGCCGAAGCCCTCGGGGTGGGCCTTAACATCGGCGATCTCCTGCTCTGTGGGGGCGCGCCGCTTGGTCTGGGGCAGGCCTTGCGGCAGCTTGAGCAGCGTGCAGGGGTTTGCATCGCCGTGCATCTCGGCGCACCAATACTGCCAGATCAGGGAGAGCACCGACTTCTGCCCGGCAATGCTTTTGTAGGCGTAGCCCTGCGCGGCCATGTGCATCAGCTCGCGGTTGATGTCGGTGCTGGTGATCTCGCGCATGCCCTGCCCCTCAAACCAGCCCTTGGCAAGCTCCACCTTGTGGCGGTAGCCCCGGCGGGAGCCATACTTGATGCACGGCTCCTTGGCGCGCCAGAACGCCTCTGCGACCTCACAGAAGGGGTCTCCCCTGTCCCGGCGGGTGCTGGCCTCTATGAGGGCCGCGTCGAGCTTGGCCTGCACCTCCTTTGCGGTGCGGCCATAGAAGTGGCGGGTCTTGCCATCAATGACGCGGCAGCGCTCGATCAGGCCGTCCGCGCGTTTTTTCGTTTTTGCCATGTAAAAACCTCCTTACGATACACTTTGACAAGCGTGGCAGGAGGTGGTACAATACGGATGCTGGTCGGTATTGTGTCCACCTTGGACACGCTGATCTTGAACGCCTGCGGTGTTGGTAGCACCGTGGGCGTTTTTTTATAAAAAAATACGTAAAATACGTGATTTTCTATTGACAAATACGTAGAATACGTATATAATATATACAGAACGGAGGGAAACCAAGATGCCGATGACGCCCAGAGAAATCGTGAAGCTGCTAGAAGCCAATGGCTTTGAATATGTCAGCTCCAACGGTTCACACCGCAAGTACAGGAACCCGGTCACAGGCAAAACAACCATTGTTCCCTTCCATGCGAAAGACCTTAAACCGGGAACCGAGAAAAACATTTTAAAACTGGCGGGGATCAAAAAGTGATCCCCGCCCCCAAGGGGGGCTATTTTATGCGTTTCGTTTTTTATCCCGCTGTATTTCATCCTGAGGAAGTCGGCTATTCGGTTACCGTGCCCGATGTAGAAGGCTGCTTCACGCAGGGCGATGACATGAACGAGGCCGTAGCTATGACGCAGGAGGCCATCGGCCTGATGCTGGAGGATTGCAAGGTCTACCCGAAGCCCAGCAGCCCTGCCGACATCCGCACGGAGCCCGGCGATTTTGTAACGATGATTCCCTTTGATGAGGCCGCCTACAAAAAGCAGCAGAAGCCTGTCAAAAAGACGCTGAGCATCCCGGCATGGCTGAACGAGGCCGCGGAAGAAGCGCACGTGAATTTTTCCGGTGTGCTGCAGGATGCGTTGAAAGCAAAACTGAATATCGGTTGATGATCCCCCTGCCCTGCCGGTTTGCCCGGCGGGGCGTTTTTTATTTGCTTTTCCTTGTTTCGGCCAAGTGCAACAGAAGTTGGCCGGTGACGTAGGCATCGGCAGCGGCACGATGCTGGTCGGGAACTACGATACCATAGTAAGTGCATAAAGTCCCGAGCTTGTGATTTTCTACATCCCAATCACTATCGAAATCTTCCATATAGGTCTGAAGCTCTGCGTCCCATTTTCGCCGCGGCTTTTTAAGCATCCGCTTGGCCTGCTCATACGTGCAATAGTATTTGCGCTTTATATGGTCAATGCGGCTTCCTGCGGCAAGGATAAATCCCAGATCAAAATCAAGATTATGACCGACCACGGTGCTGGTGCCGACAAAGCGGTCAAAAGCGGGCATGATCTGCTCAATTGTGGGACAATCGGCGACCATATCATCTGTGATGTGGTTGATGGCGGAAACATCTGCGGGAATGGCTTTTCCGGGGTTCACCAGTGTTTCAAAGATTTCCGTAGCCTTGCCGTTTTTAAAGCGTACGGCTGCAAGTTCAACAATTTTGTCACGGCTTTTGTTCAAGCCCGTTGTCTCAGTATCAATGACAACAAATTCATCCAGGTTACTGCGGGATGTCAGGCTTGTATGCTTACATTCAAGTGCTTCACTGCCGTCATCAGGGGCGGCAGGAAGCTGTTCAACTGCTGCGCGGGGTATCGCGGCAAACGCAGCGGATGCTTGCTCTACCTGCTTACGGCGCTGCTCGGCGTATTCTTGTTGACGCAATTTCATATCGGAGCGCGCTTTTTCTGCAGCAGCCTGCTTCTTTGCACTTTCTTCGGCCTGAGCCTTTTGGCCCTTTAGTTCTTTCTCTTTGCTGCGCATTGCGGATGAAAAAAACAGCAGGAAGACACCAAACAGGAAGAGAAAGACCCCGGCAAAGAAGCTCAGCGTAAATAATGCGATAGATATACCGATTAAAGCAACCCCTAAGACAGAAAAAACAATCCCATAAAAATGGCAGTCACTTACGGTCAACTTTTGCTTACTCATATCCGATACCTTTTTACAGTTTGCGGCAGAGGCCAACGGCCTTGCCTTCGATGGTGATGGTGTTCATATCCTCGCCGATGCGCAGGATAGTCGGAAATGTGGGGTTTTCGGCGCGGAGCTCGATGTGGTCATCGAACAGAAACACGCGCTTGAGGGTGGCTTCGCCATCAATCAGGACGGCAGCGACCTCGCCGTTCTCGACCATCGGCTGGCTGTGAATGGCTACGACATCGCCGTCTTTGATTTTAGGCTCCATGCTGTCGCCCTGGCATAGCAGCGTAAAGTCGGCATGCCAATCGCTGGGGACTTCATCGTAGGCCTCGACATTCTCCTCCGCGAGGATGGGTGTGCCGCAGGCGATCTGCCCCACACGCGGGATGCGGTCCCGCTTCGGCAGCGGCTGGAACCCGGCGGGGATGGGTGCGACGCTTTCGACCTTCCCGACCAGATAATCGATACTTGTATCATAAAACTTGGCTAATTTGATTAGGACCTCCGAACTCGGTTCTCGAGTGCCTTTTTCGTAATTGACATACGTTGTGTACGGCATACTCAGCGCCTGGGCGGCCTCTTTCATATTTATGCCTTTTTCAGTACGCAACGCTTGCAGTCTATTCATGACGTTGCCTCCTATTACAATAAATTTGGACAGGAAAGCCGGGCAGCCAGTCCGGCTTTCTTTCCATCTCGTGCCTAAGCTACAATAAGAGGAGCAACTGGCTGACCCTTGCCTCCTTGGGCTTTTATGTCCGTTGGAAAGACTGTTAGCCATCCTCTTGTTGCAGCGTTCGATTTGAGCAGGTTGAGCCACCGGATGCCGGAGAGTTCGTGTCACCCAATAGATTGAATCGGCAGCGAGAAAAGATGGATTTCCGGTTGCAGATTCTTTGTGTTGGAGGAATGTGAATGAACTGCGTTGGCATTGATGTTTCCAAAGGTAAGAGCATGATTGCAGTCATGCGGCCCTTCGGAGAGGTAGTGGTTTCACCCTTTGAAGTGCGCCACACCGCCAGCGAACTGAGCGAGCTGGCAAGGCTGCTCAAAAACCTGGACGGTGAGACCCGCGTGGTGATGGAATCCACGGGCAATTACCATGCGCCGGTGGCCTGGCTGCTCCACGGCGCGGGGTTTTATGTCTCCGTAGTCAATGCAATGCTGGTGCACGACTACGGGAACAACAGTTTAAGACGGGGCAAGACCGACAAGAAGGATGCCGTGAAGCTGGCCAACTACGGCCTTGACCACTGGCTCACACTTCCGAGATATGTTCCGGAAGAGGACACCCGGCTCATGCTGAAGACCTGCTACCGGCAGTACCAGCAGTATTCCAAAGTACAGACCATGCTGAAAAACAACCTGATCTCCCTGCTGGACACCGCTTTCCCAGACGCAAACCGCCTGTTTACCAGTCCGCCCCGCGCCGATGGCAGTGAGAAGTGGGTGGACTTTGTCGCCACTTTTTGGCATTGCGAGTGTGTCTGTGGTCTGTCTAAGAAAGCCTTTACCGCCAAGTACCAGAAGTGGTGCAGAAAGCACGGCTACAATTTCAGCCAAGATAAGGCGTTGGATATTTATGCCTCTGCCTGTGGACGCTTCGGTGTCATGCCGAAAACAAATACGGCAAAACTTTTGGTAGAACAGGCCATTTCCCAACTCCAGACAACTTCCGCCGCATTAGCTGCTCTCAAGCAGGAGATGCAGTCTCTGGCAGCTTCTCTGCCGGAGTATCCTGTAGTGATGGAAATGTTTGGTGTTGGCCCTACACTCGGCCCCCAACTCATAGCTGAAATTGGCGATGTGCGCCGTTTTCATTCCAAGAAAGCGCTGGTGGCCTTTGCAGGCATTGACGCCCCGCCCTACCAATCTGGCCAAATAGATGTCCGCAGCCGCAGCATTTCCAAGAGGGGATCTGCCTCACTGCGCAGGACACTTTTCCTGGTGATGGGCGTCCTCCTGCAATGTGCCCCAATGGATGAGCCGGTCTACCAGTTCATGAACAAGAAACGCTCTGAGGGCAAGCCATACCGTGTCTACATGATGGCATCCGCCAACAAGTTCTTGCGTATCTACTACGCTTCTGTGAAAGCCTATTTGGATTCCCTGGAACACGACTGATTTCCCTGCGCTATACCATCTGGCTGGCCGCCGTTTCGATTTTGAGTTGCTCAGCGGCTTGATTTTGTGTTGCCTTTTTCGCTGCTCCCAAAACCTGAAATTTCTACTTGACTTTTGTTAGCAGGTCTTCCCTTATAACTATGATACACATTTTGAGTAAACAGTCAATTGAAAATACCAGAAATGGGCAATATGCACAAATAATGAATACCCATTCTGGGCACTTTTTTACTTTACAATTACTCAAAATGAGTATATTATAATATACAGATACCCAATACGGGTATCGCACAAGAAAAGTCTTAGAGGGGGTGAATTTGATGCCTTATCCAAATATCAATGCTGAACGTAGCAGAAAAGGCATGACGATAGCAGACCTCGCGAATGCGCTGGGGGTAACAAGGAAAACGATTTATAATTGGATGGCGCATGGAAGCATCCCGCAGAGTGCGCTTGAAAAAATGGCGACGCTATTCGATTGCTCGATAGATTATTTACTCAAACAATAGTATTGTGTCCACCTTGGACACGTAAAGGGGGTGGTGCATTGGACTGGTTCAGCTTTTTTATGGGTGCCGCGTTTGGTGCACAAATATTAAGTCTGGTGCAGGCGGTATTTTGGCGCAATAACAAAAGATGAGGAAGCAATCGGCTTCCTCATGCGGTTATTTGTCAGAACTTTTGGGTGGCGGTGGTGGTGGAGTCGGCGCGCGGTACGTAGGCTGCGGGGCGTGATTCCTGTAATCACTTGGCGGGGGTGCTGCTGGTACATTTGGTTTGGGCATCATTGTTCACCTCCTCTGTTTCCTTATCGTAAAATGCGAAAAATGCTTTTTGGTCTTTGGTTGCTTTGTTTTTACACAAAAAACTTTGTGCCATATCAAGGCTGGAAAGATACTGGTTTACAATGTCCTGAATGTTATGCTCATAGTTTTGGATTGCATCGGAGATATCGGAATCAGTAAGTTTTCCCTGGTCGATTTCATCCCATGTATGTGTAATATCAATCATAAGCTTGTTCATTTGCGGAATGGCAAAATCCAAGCAAATGATGTCTTTTGAGTAAGGCAGATTCGTCTGAAGGATGGAAGCTACCTGTGCGCATGCAAGGATGAAGGCCCACGCAGCTGGGAACTGCGTCCAAATGGCCCATGCAGCTATGCTGCCGCAGGATACTAAAGCCAAGACGATTTTAATTGCACGCAAGATGAATTTGCAATGTTCCTGATATCTCTCGTAGTAAAAGACTGAGTATTTTGCACGATTGAAAAAAGACCAGTACCGTCGCCGCATAATAACACCTCATCAAAACTTTATCACTATATTGAAGAAATTTCAAGTTCCAATTACACAACGACATATCCATCCCCGAACACACGCAGGAAGTGACTCCCATGAACAATCTTGAAAATAAGCACCGCAAACAGCGCATTGAACTGGCAAACAACCTGACGCTGGCCGCAGTTACCGTTACGGCGATTGTTAACACCATCGCAGTTATTTTAAAAATAGCGCGATAGTTCCGGTAAAAGCGCCCCAGACGGCAATTACTACTCTGCCCCGATTGTACTACGCCGGGCGGATGCAGGCAACAAGGAGGTAAGTATGGCACGCGAAAAACAAGGCTACCGTGATGCGCTGGAGCGCATCCGGCATGAGGCAGCGGGCGAGCTGGTGACAGTGCCCGAGGCCGCACACATCGTTTACGGCACAGACCCCTACGCCGCGCGCAAGGTATGCCGCAATTTTGAGGGCTGGATCGGGGCCGGGCGCGACAAGCGCATCCCGGCCACCGCGCTGGCGAGGCAAATTTGCTGATGACAATGGAGGATCTGAACTGGGTACAATCAAGGCTTAGGAACTGCACCAACGCCCGCCGCCAGCTGAGAATCTGCGCCGAGTGCCTGTGTGTGGATGAGGGCACCCTGCTGGAAAGTCTGGGCTATGCCAGTCTTGACGCTTTCCGCGCGGCGCATCCTCAGAATAAGCGATCCCGCGGCCCGTCTGTTGAGCGCATCTGCAACCCTGTGCCGCCGGAGGCGATGCTGGAAAGCATCCTGTACTACTACAGCGGCGCGCCGATCAGCAGCGTGTGCAGGATGATGGGCTACACCCAGACCGTGACGCCGGAGGCAATCCGGCACAGAGTGTATAGCTGGAAGAAGAAACACCCGGCGCTTGCCGCCGGTATGCCGCACAAGCGGCCAAAACCGAAAAAGGAGACCAAGCCCATGAAAATGACCTATGATGAGGCAGGGCTGCCCGCCTATGCCTACGCCAAAAGCCCCTACACCGGTGCCGTGGTTCGTATCGTGCGCGGGGAGCGTGCCCTGTTTGGCATGAACAGCCAGACATGTATAGACGAACTGAACACCGCTGCTGGTGTTAGCCGTGCCCAAGCCGCCGCTATGTACAATGGCGCGATGTGCGGTTGGGGCACACCCTACTCAGATCCTAGCAATTATAATGAGGCCGGTGTCTACATCGGCCCGGAAATGGAGGATAAACATGGAGAAGAATGAGACCCCCAAAAACCTCGCCCTGCTGACAGCTGACGAGGTCACGCTCAGCATCCTGGAGGTGGACGCCGAGGGCGTGCGCATCAAGCTGTGGCCGGATGTCAACGCCGTGCGCGCCCATCTGGAGGAGTGCTGTGAGCGTATGCCCGGCGGGCTGGCGGGCTACAGTGTGCGGCACTACGTTTGTGGGCGGTATCTGTACTGCGCCGTGGCCCTGGCCGACATCACAAAGGACGCCCCCTGCCCCACCACCTACCGCGTGAGCAGCGACGCGCCCACCAACGAGGCAGACGGCAGCTTTTTGGCCGCTGCTGCCGCCTGGAGCATCGGCGCGGGCGTGCTGAACCTGCCGCCGCTGCGCATCCCGGCCAGCAAGGTCCACATCGTCCCCCAGGGCAAGCCCGGCACCAAC